TGTACATATCTGTACATTTTGTATTATCTTTATTACAATCCTGCATTACTAGTGTAACTGTTGAATTTTGTAAATGTTTTATGATTGTGGTGTCATCAGCATTTGAACTTAAATTGTTTGCACTTGCACGTACATGACAGCTAACAGAAAGTAACATCATACCAATTAATATTATTATTTTTTTAAACATAAATTATTCCCTTATCTAAGACATATATTTTATTAATGCCAACACTATTCCTGTTAAAAACTGAAAACCTATCCATATCGTCACTGCGGACGTTTTAAATTTTATTAGCCCATTAACATCAAGTATCATTTGCTTTACTTGTGCCAAGCTTACAGTTTCATCTCTATTTTTTTGCCACAACTTTAATTCGGCGACGTCTTGTTTTACCGCGTTTAATTTCGCGAATTCTTCTTTTATATCTTGATTATCTTCTCGTAATGATTCATAGCTATCATTTAAACGTTCAAGTTCTTTAAGTACGTGTTGTGACCATTCGGTCCATGAATTTGAGCTATTTGTTTCCATATTTTAAGATCTCAAATATTTCATCTAAAAGTTGTTCCGAATTATTTTGATTTCGTTTTTGCAGAATTGCAATGATATTATTAAGTTTTTCCGTACTATGTTTTTCAGGATGTACTTTTTTACACAAATTATTTGTTAATTCTTTCAAAAATTTTAAATTATTTTTATATTTTGATATATTTGACATTTTTATCCTAAAAAAATAAATATATGTAAAATTAATTTTTATTTAAAACATTGATTAAAATATTTTGTCAATACCTGTATTAACTCTATTATGTTTGGCCATCCTGTAGATTTATCATCATAATGTTTTTCGGCAGGAATTGGAATCTCTGGCTTTGGTATGTTTTTGATATCATATACAATTTGAGGATATGCAATACACCCTAAGAATTTTTTATTTGTAATATCACGTGTTGTGAGTGTATATGTATTATTTTCATTACCGCCTAATGTTCTAAATGATTTTTCATCGGAACCTACTTCCGTTTCTATTCTGGCTACATGTCGCCACCATGATGTATGCTTTTTGCCAGGAACGGATCTATCGAATATTGCAAGATCCCCTTGCTGCATTGTATATTGTTTTAAACGAATTTGTTTTGCAGTTTTCCAATTTCCTACGGACATTGCATCCTGCACCAATTCAACAACTCCTGCACGATATCCATGCGGCATTTTATCATCTTTTAAAAGTGATTGTTTTGTTGCATAACATGCCGATACGGCACACCAATTTCCGGATGAAATTCCTAATCGTTGTTCAACGCCTTTTACTTTTCTTGTGGCATAATTAAAATATTCTTTTATTTCTGGACCTGAATTTGAACCATTTGGTATTTCTTTTACGTTTTTTGCTTTTTCTGATAATGAAAAATATAATGCCCTAACACCAAGTGACTTCGTAGGATCTAACCATGGGTTTTGTGTTATACAAATGTTATCGGCAATTGCTGCAATTGTTTCTTGACCAACTTTACCATCAATGGCTATATTTTTGTTGTGCTGCCATGCCATTGTTGCATTTTCTGTTTTTTGACCAAAGTGTCCATCTACACCTGCATCGCCCAGATCATGATTATTGGTTAATAATATTTTTTGCCATTCTTTAATATCATCACCTTTCATATTTATTTCAAGAGGACATCGCCAAGTAGCTGGATCATTTGTGATTTTTACTTTATTTTCTTCTGTAGGCGTAATATCATCTTTAAGAATTTTTAAATTAATTAATGTTCGTTTTAATAACCGACAAAATACAACCGTAGCCTGTTTTGAGTGTGCTTTTGCATTATTACCTTTATACGACCACACTTCGCATTTACCGAGTGCCATCATTGCTTCGTCATCAAGCGTACCTTCGTGGTCAAGAGCAAATTTTGTTATTAGGCGTAATGTTTTTTTTGTACTTGAAAACGTTGGCGGAGTTATTTGGGTATGTGAAAATACAGCACTAACAGCACCAGTCTTCGCGAGATTGCAATAATCTTGCCATGATACTAGTTGCCATAAAGCAGGTGGTTCTGAGCAATGTGTACCATCGGCAACAAAAATTCCATCTGGTATTTCTGAATTTAATAACAATGAACGAGGTGCTTGGCCACCTGCAGAAAAAGCACCTATTATAATTTTATCAGCATCAAAACCATATTGTTTTTGGGCCCAATCAACTGTTGACTGTAGACTCAGAATGCCTGTTTTATGATTTTGTGATATTCGAGTGTAACGAGATGTCGGCATATTTGTATCATTAATGACACAAATATCATCAGGTACAATTTTTTTTAATTCACTATCAGCATATTCACCGATATAATAACAAATTAATAAATGTCTTTTTGGACCTTTACCTTCTTGTAACGTTCTAAATTTCATAATTATATCCTCTGTCTATAAATAAATATAATTTATAAACATGAAAATTAATTATAATCCAAAACTATAATTAACTTTTATATTAAAATTTAATGTAGGTAATCCAATTTTATCTGCAAGCTTGTGTTTCACAAGATCCTTTGGCGTCAAGTACCAATCTGCTCGACCTTTTTTTTGTACGAGTTCCCAAAAATATTTATCATCTTTACCACATGTTTGGGCTAGCTTTTTATAGATTAGTTTGTTTAATCTTTCAACTTCTTTTGCAGATGCCTTTATTTCTTCGGCTTTACCAAATGACCGCGAAGAAACATCATGAATCATAATCGTTGAATGTGGCGCAACATATCTATGACCCTTTGTACCACATGCCGCAAGTATTGCGCCGCAAGACATTGCCTTACCTTCAATTATTGTTGCTACAGGTAATTCCGATTTTTCAATCATGTCTATCATATTAAGCAATGAATAAACCTGACCTCCATATGAATCTATAATGACAGGTATGATGTCTTGTCCTGTATTATGTGCCAGAATCATATTAGTTATAAACGCCGTGGCCGATGCTTCGTCAAATTTATTGACGCTAACGACAATGGGCATAGCTAGAAATTCATCTAATTTTTTAGTTTTAATTCTTTTATCGATATTATATTTAATAAGCATATTAATAACTATTTCATCTCGCCGATTTCTCTTATGCAACGTATAATATTAATACTACAATATAAAAGCGTTAATGCCATTACGACGCCTACGGCGCTTAATAACGCCGCGGCGCTTGGCTGATCATACCACCAAGCCGCGGCGCTAAATATAACAACCGTACCAAATACCGGGGTTAATATTGATTTAATGTTTGAATAATTTTCAAGTTTATAAATTATAGGTGTTAATTTTTCTAAATCAAATACAAAGTCATCTTTTAAATTATTATTTTTCATAGTGTTTTAATTTTGTAAGTATTTTTTCTTAATAACCTTTCTAATTCCTGGGTTAATTTTTAAAATTTCAGGCATAACATTATGCCTAATATGATTTCTTTTGTATTTTGTTAGTTCATTGGAAGGATCTTGTACAAACTTAACATTATGTCTTGAGGCCCATTTTAATAGTTTATTTTTTTCTGTAATAATTAATGGTCTAATTACATTTTTATTTGTTATCGGTATTAGTTTACCGATCCCATGCATTGATGAAAATATCCACCATTCCACTGCATCATCGAGATGATGCGCAGTAACAACATTTTGATGTAACGAATGAAATACATTATACCGTTCATCTCTCCAATACGCTTCACAAGACACTTTTTTATCTGTTGTATTGTATGGCCTAATAAACTTTGTAAGAAGTCCTAACTTGTGTTTGTGGGCATATGATTTTACGAATTCATATGCTTTTTTTGCATGATCTGTACCATGATGAATATGAACTAGTGAAAAATTCTTATTTGTGTTTAACAGAAAATCACAAATTACCATGGAATCAACGCCACCGGAACACGCTACAAAAGAATTAACCGGAATCTTACATGCTAATTGTAACATATTTTTATTATATTACATAATATGTTTTTTTTTCATAAAATAATAATTTATATTATTTTTCTTTTTCTTACATAAAACACTAAAAGAATAAATAATGTTATATGAAAATCATATGTTCGTGCATACCCAATGCTACACCGCGATGGACGTAATATCATATGATTTGATTTGTTAAAAACATCCAGCATATCATTATATTCGTTTTCTATCCAATCGTTATATTCGCCAGGTAATGCGTATACACTACCTCCACCACACCACTCACCTGTGTCAGGATTTTTTTTAATTAATCTTGATGCAATTCCTGTTACATAAAGATTATTGTTATGTTCTATATAAAAAGATGATCCACTATCGCCATAGCAAACGTTTGATGTTGTATTATCATCTTTACCTATTTGTATTTCATAACTATTTTTTGTTATAATTGGCGCGGAGCCATAATATAGTTTACCGCTACTGCCGACATCTGATGTTCTACCATAACCTACTAACGTTGTTTTTTTATTTATTTTTAATACAATATCATAAAGACTTGGGTGCAATAATTGTATATCGGAACTTTGCTTGATTGGTTGGGCTAACAACACTAAACCAATATCATTCCATGGTACCAAAGCTTTATCATAAAATGGAAATATTGATATTGCCGCGACATTAACTCTATGTTTTTTAGGACAATGATTTGCATCATCACACCCGTATATTGCGTATATTGTATCACCAAACTTTGAAACAATACAATGTGCCGCAGTTAAAACTAACTGTGGTTTAATTAACGTGCCAGTACAAAATAATGATCCGTCTTCGCGAATGAGCCCAACAGTTACAGGAAAACTTAAGTGGCGACCAACAGTACCATTGACGATTGTTGGTTGTTTTTTTGATGTATAATCTATGTTATATTCTGCGTCACCATAATCACTTTGGGCACCACAACCTATTAATGCAATACATAAAAAAAGTAATTTATAGTTTTTGATTATATTAACTATCCCGCCATAAATTATTACTAGCATATGTTAATACTTCCTCTGCCGAATTTTCATCGTACCCATATTCTTCAATCATTGTTACAACCATTTCATTATATTTTTTCTTTTGTTTATCATCGCGGGTTTTGCTTTTTGTAACAATTCTAGCCATTGATTTTACGGAACTAATTAAATAGCCTTCAATTGCTTCCTGCAAAGGTTTGTAACTACTATAGGTAACAGTTTTACCACGCCGTACTCTTGAAAACATATATGCAGTAACATCATGTCTAAATCCTTCTTTGGCACTTCCTACTATGCCAATCTGTTCTTCGATTGAGCACATAAATTCTTCATCAGGATTACATTCTTCTTTTGTAATTTTATCTTTTAATAATGTTTTTGTTGTAAATGCTTCGGCATTATCAAGGTACGTATCAAATAATGATTGAGCTTGCTCTTCGTATGCAATAACAAATGCCTTTGCTATTTCTGTTTCTAATATTTTTAGATATTCTGCACGAATTGTTTTTTGTAATATTTCTAAACAATGCTTTTTAAATTCTTCGTTAATGATTTGTTCCTGTACCTGTGTAATTAACGAGTCAATCACAGACATCGGTGTAATCATATTTTTATCTGAGTCAGATAATGCATTATCAACAGCTTTCATTACAAATCTTGTAGATATACCTGACATACCTTCATGCTGTGCTTCATTTTTAAGATCATTAATATCAATGTTTTTAACGCGGCCATGTTCTAAAATATCGTCACCATTATATATTTTCATTTTTGTCAATAAATCACATTTTTGAGATGATTTTAACCTTGACATTACGGAAAACATACTGGCAATCTCTAATGTATGTGGGGCTATATGCGAGTCAAAATCTGAAAGTCCTAATAATTTTTTATAAATTTTAACTTCTTGATCAAGCTCTAAAACATATGGAACATTTATTTTGACAATCCTATCAAGTATTGCTTCATTTGTATGTTCTGATTGAAATTTGTTCCATTCGGCTTCATTACAATGTGATAACAAAACACCATCAAAATATATCATTGCGTTTTTACCTGGGCTAGGTACTCTTTTTTCTTGAGTTGCAGTAATCATTGTATGTAAAAATTCAATTTCATTTTTAAATACCTCAACAAATTCTACAATACCTCTATTTCCTGCATTAAACGCGCCATTTAATGATAATACACGAGGATCATCTTCCGGATATAAATCAAGCTTCGATATATCTTCAGAGCCAATTAGTACAGAAACATCCTGACTGTTTGCATCCATTGGTGGGATTGATGCAATCCCACGTCTATTGCGCTGTGAAAACGTTGATTGAGTAACGATAACATCCTCATATTTATTATTATATTCATGAGCTAAATTGTGTTTACATATAGGACATAAATCACCCTCAATCTTTACGTCTAACATTTCTTCAAATTGTTTGCGCAAGCTTCTTGGAACTAAATGTAATGGTTCTTCCTGTATTGGACAACCTTCTATATGATATATAGGTGAGGCAAGTTCTTCAAGTGCTGTTTTAATATGCTCCGTTAATGCCGATTTTCCAGCACCAACAGGTCCCATCAATAATAGCACCTGCTTACTTTCTTCGCCGCGCAAAGAAGCTGATCTTAGAAATCGCATAAGCTTTGCTATAACCTTTTCTGTACCAAAAAAATGCTCAGAAAAATATTTATATACCTTTATAGATTCAGAATTAAATATTTTATTGTATCTTTTATCATGCTTTTCTATGGTAGTACCACCTACACTCATGATTGCGTCATATAACGTTTTATGTGATAATTTTGTAATACTTGGATTTTTACCTACTATTTCAACATAGTCAATAAATTTCCCTTTAAACTTATTATCTTGCTTTGTTGAGCGCTGGTGTTTTATGATTTTTAAAAATTCTGATTTTGTTGTCATTACCCTGCCTAAGATATGTTGTTAATTAATAAATAATAAACAGTATTAATTTTATTATAAATTATAGTCTTATAATTTTTTTATTGTGTACTGTTTTTAATTCTATATTTGATTGCCACAATGTTTTAATATGTTCAATTGTGTTTTTTGCATACGTAAATTCTAATTCTCGACCGTCATAATCATGAACTAAGTACAATTTATTTGCCGCTCCTATATTATTAACGTAGATTTTTGGAATTGAATTAATACCAATGTTTTTTATAAAATGCTTTTTTACGTGGCGCCAACCATCTTCATCTGATACATCGGCGACCTTATATTCGTTATCAAATTTTGCGTATGTAAATAAATTTAATTCTCTACATATATCAATATCTAAATATTGTCGTATAAAACTTTCATCATGCATTGTTTCCCTGGCAATAAAGCATTCTTCCATGCCATATAATTTTTCTATGTGCTTAAACATATAAAATCCTAAATAATAAGGATTAATTTGTCCAACATGAGGAGCAACAACTTGATTATGAGATTTTAAAAATGGTATATGATATTTTTCAGGTAAATCTAATTCATGACAAAGTCTATAATGCCAGTAAGATGCCCATCCTTCATTCATGATTTTTGTTCGAATTTGTGGAATAAAATATTGCGAATGATCTCTTACGATCATTATAACATCCTTTTCCCAATCCTCTAGTTTGGTGCAGTGTTCTGCGATAAATCCTAGTAGATCATAATCATGCTCTAGCGGAATTTGATTAATATCGAAATTATCGTATTTATTATCTTTGTCTAATTTTATTTTTTCAATATATTGTTTTTTTAAATCAGCACTAGGTTCACGCTTTTTGTAATGCGCGTAATTATGAAACTGTAATGCATGCGCAGAATCCAATATACTCTCTAAACGCGCACTATCAATACTTGGATCTTCTTGATATTTTTGTATTCGTTTTTTATAATTTTTAAATTTTGTTACAACTATATTTGGTTGTGTATGTTTAAACGTAAGGTTGTTTTTAAAAAAATCTGAATGCCCTACACAATGTGCCATAATTAATATCTGAAGATACGCCGGATTTTCAAGCATTAAATATGCAATCGACGGATTTGAATTAATTATTAGCTCGTATGGTAGCCCCTGCGTTCCAGAATTATATAATTGATGTGTTCTTTCAAATGATTTGCCAAACGACCAATGATCATAATGCGTTGGCATACCGGAATATGTCATATTACCAATCATTTCGTAATAATCACATGTTTCATAAAGAATAGGATACCAATCAAGTGAATGTTGTTTTGCTAGTTGACAAATTTTGTCATCCCACTTTTCTAATAGCTCAAAATCCCAGTCAGACATTATATGGCTCCAAACAGTTCTTTAAATGATGGCCAAATTTCTTCTTTACGCGTAATTTGTACCATTTTAAATTTTTGATTACTAATTTGTTGATAATTAATCGACAATCGACTATTGACATCTGTGTATAACATTGTAGACAAAACGTTTTGTGGTATAACTTCTATATAACAAAACATTTGCGACACATTCATTAATTCACTTGCCTTTACTAACGTTTTGCTCATATCATGAGACCAATTATCACCATCAGATGTTTGAAATACATATATGTTCCATGCGTCAGGATGAAAGCGGTGATTAATTATTTCTTGGCATTTTTCTAATCCACTTGAAACTAAAGTGCCGCCACTATTACCTCTGGTGAAGAATTCATGTTCGTTTACTTCTTGGGCGACTGTATCATGAGATATAAAAACTAATTCAACATTTTGATATTTGTGCTTAATAAATTGAAATGCTAAGAAATCGAAGCTTTTTGCTAAGAATTTTTTTTCTTGATTCATAGAATAAGAAACATCCATAATAAAAAATACAACTGCATTACTTGATTCTTTTTGTTTAGGTTTAATATGTCTATAGCGTAAATCATCTTCATGAAACGGAACGCGCTCCGCTTCATCATAGCTATCATTTGCTTTGCGGATTCGTTTTAATGAAAGTTTACGTTTAATTTTTTTCTTTATTGTTTCTTTTTTATCTAGTCTTGGACGAATTCCTTTGCTTCTGTACCCATGACGTTGCGATTTTTCTGAAAATATTTTTTTAATCCGTTTTTTATCTAAGTCAGGTAATTCAAATTCATCAAATAAATAACTTGCCAATTCTTCGAGTGAAATTTCAACTTCATAATATTCCACTCCTTCTTCGTTTCCTGCTCCACCATCACCGGAGGTGTTACCATCTTTTTGTGTTTTGCCGATCGTTTGTCCTTGCGAAATATCTTTATTTTTTGCAGAGCCAATTTGTTTATTTTCACTATTTTCGCCATAAATAAATTTATATTCTTTTATACCTTTTACAGGTATCTTTATTTTTTTATCTCTGTTTTCTCCAATAATTGTTTCATTTGATACAATATCGTATAAACCGTCTTTAATTGCACGTTCAATTTTTTCTTTATGACGACGGCGATCGGCGACGGAGCGATCGGCAGAGGTAGGATGTTTTTTAAATATTGACATGTATCTTATAATTATATACCAACGTTCAACTATATTAGATGATATAGTTGTGTCGTAATAAATTCATGAAAATGATTAACGTTTGTACATGCGTCCTTTAGAACATCAACGACACTATTGTATCTACAATCTGTCTGTGAAACATTTAGTAGCACCGCAATTTTAATAGATTGCGTATCAATTAAATTTGCTATAAGTTCTGACGTAACATCGGTACCATCATCTAATGTTACATTGTGTTTAACCCATTGCCAAATCAAAGTCCTGGAAATTTCAACAGTAGCAGCATCTTCCATGAGATCATTAATAGGAACGCAGCCTGTACCATTAATCCAGTTGAACATATAAATTAATGATATATCAATATTGTTTTTGATCTCGTCGAGGGTCTTGTTTCCTTCAGGTATTACTAGTAAATCTTGGGCACTCAAGTTAATATCATTTTTACTGTTTGTAATTTGATTATCTCCGTCTATATTTTTTTCAAATATATCCTTTGCTAATCCAACCAATCCAGGATGAGCAACCCATGTTCCATCATGTCCATTATTAACTTCTGTTAATTTGTCTTGTGTAACTGCGTTCAGTGCCGCAGTATTTTTTTCTTCATTATTTTTAACAGGTATAAATGCCGACATCCCACCAATTGCTTGTGCGCCGCGGCGGTGACATGTTTTTACTAGTAATTTTGCATATGAGCTCATGTTATGTTTTGTCATCGTAACATCTGTTCTATTAGGCATTACAAAATTAGGATTGTTTCTATGTTTTTTGATAAAACTAAATATATAATCCCACCTACCACAATTTAATCCGGCAGAATAATTTCGAAGCTCATATAAAATTTCATCCATTTCAAATGCCGCAGTAATAGTCTCAATAAGGACGGTTGCTTTTATAATATTGTCAGGCGCGCCTAAAGCATTTTCTGAATACTTAAATATATCAGCCCATAATCTTGCCTCTTCGTGATTTTCTAACTTTGGTAAATAAAAGGCAGGTGTTTTATTTTGTCTAAAAAGTTCGCAACCATTATGAAAAAAATACAAACCAAAGTCAACCAACGATGCAGATAAAGATTTACCATTTAAAGTGATGTGTTTTTCAACTAAATGCAATCCTCGAGGTCTAACGAATAATGTTGCAATATTTTTGTTTAATTTATATGTTTTGTTTTTTGATTCATTAAAGTATGTAATTGTTTTTCTTGTTGCATCACATAAATTAACATGACCATTAATTATGTTATCCCATGTTGGAGAATTTGAATCTTCAAAATCAGCCATGAAAACATCGGCACCAGAATTTAGTGCATTAATAATCATCTTTCTTTCTACTGGACCTGTAATTTCAACGTGCCGTTTTGATAAGTCATTGCGTAGTGGCGCAATCGACCATTTGGAATCACGAATATGTTTTGTATTTTCTAGAAATTTTAAATTGTATCCTTGATTTAATTTTTCCTGTATTGTATTCCTTTTTAATAAAAGTTTTTCAATACGAGGCTGAAATCTATCTACAAGACATATTAAAAATTCTAAAGCATTATTACCTAATAAAAGGGCCTGATCTTCATTTTTTGGCGCAGGAAAATTTAAATTAAGATGTTTTTTTGTTGTAAATATTTTTGTCATTTATAAAATTGTTCCGATTCTGTTGATTCTTCGAGCGCAATAGTTGATGATTTGCCACCTGATATTGTTTGGGCTATGGCATCAAAATAACCTGTTCCTACTTCACGTTGATGCCTGACAGCCGTATATCCTGATTGTTCTGCGGCAAATTCTTTATTTTGCAAATTTGAATATGCAAACATTCCTGTATTTTTATATTCTGCTGATAATTCAAACATACCAAAATTTAATGAATGCCATCCTGCAAGTGTTACAAACTGAAATTTATAACCCATATCATTTAATTTATTTTGAAATTCACGTAATTCTGATTCACTTAAATGTTGACACCAATTAAAAGATGGCGAACAATTATATGCTAATAACTTATTGGGGTATTTTTCATGTATTGCGCTCGCGAATTGTTGGGCCTGCTGTAGGTTTGGTTTTGATGTCTCCATCCACAACACATCAGCATATGGTGCATACGCTAATCCTCTTGCAATCGAGCGTTCAAGGCCTGTACCACCAAGCCTAAAAAAACCTTCTGGGGTTCGTTCACCTGTAATAAATTGTTGATCATAAGGATCAATATCTGATGTAATTAATTTTGCACTATCGGCATCGGTTCTTGCAATTAAAACCGTAGGAACGTCCATGACATCCGCCGCTAGGCGCGCCGCAGTAAGGGTTTTAACGAAATGTTGCGTCGGCACCAAAACCTTACCACCTAGATGACCACATTTTTTTTCACTTGCAAGTTGATCTTCAAAATGTACCCCCGCCGCTCCCGCTTCAATCATTGCTTTCATTAGTTCAAATGAATTTAAGCTTCCACCGAATCCGGCTTCGGCATCTGCAATCGCTGGAACGTACCAATCAATTGAAGCTTCATCACAATTTTCTAGTTTATCAACCTGATCTGCTCGGGTTAAGGCATTATTTATTTTTTTTACTAAATTTGGTACGCTATTTACCGGATATAAACTTTGATCTGGATAAGTTGTATTACTTAAATTTGCATCTGCAGCAACTTGCCAGCCGCTGACATAAATTGCCTTAAGACCTGCTCTAACTTGTTGAACCGCTTGATTTCCTGATAGCGCACCTAATGCCGTTGTTTTGTTATCTTTGTTTAATAGTTTCCAAAGTTTTTTTGCGCCGGATGTGGCTATTGTATGTTTAACAATCAGAGAAGGTTGTAACTTTGTTACATCATTTGCAGAATAATTCCGAACAATACCAAACCATCGATTTTTCATTTATTACTTTCCTATTAAGATAATGTGTTAATATGTGATTATAATATAAATGTCTTATATTATTTAATGTCTTGAAAAAAAATACCAATTTCTTTTATTATATTCCACCAACTGTTCTGAGAAAATTGTTTAACATGTGGTTGTATTGGTGGCCCGGAGTTAATTAGAAATTTATTACATGCCTTTAATAAATTAAGCATATTATTATTTTGATGCCGCAATTGTTGTAACTCAGTTTCAATATCTTTTGTTAAAAATTTTATTCCCATAACATTACAAACATCTTTGATATCTTGTAGTGTTGCAGGTTTTTCAAGATTATGACATCGATTACGAACGTATAGTTCTACTTGAACATCAAATACTGCGTTAATTGTTTTAAGACGGATACATTTTGCTGGAGTGGAAGGGGTCGAACCTCCGACCGGATGGTTAACAGCCATCTGCTCTACCAACTGAGCTACACTCCAATTTTGTCATTATAATTATAATATACAATAAAAATAATTGCGCTGTATAAAACATTATTATTTTAATAATGTTTTTAATATTCTCGTAGCAACAATATATGGATCTGCGTTTGCGGCCGGCCGACGATCTTCTAAATACCCATATCCAGCCAAAGCAACATGATTGGGGATCCTTATGGACGCGCCTCTATTGTTAACACCAGATTTAAATTCGGTGTACTTACAAGTTTCATGTAAACCTGTCAACCTATTGTCATTCCCAGCACCATACTGTGACATATGCTCTGTATGACTTTTTTTTAATTTAACACAAATCTTCCGTATATTGTTAAGTCCATTTTTTTTATTGCGAGTTAATGAAGTTGAAAAATTTGTATGCATACCAGAACCATTCCAATTACCTAAAATAGGTTTTGGTGAAAAATCTACGCTAACGTTATGATTTTCTGCAATTCTTGTTAATAACAATCGTGCCAGCCATAAATGATCTGATGCCATAAGTGGATCTGCTTTGAGGTTGTTGCGCGAGTCACTAGATATATTTCTATGACCAACTTGAAATTCCCATTGTCCTAACATAACTTCGGCATTGGTACCATAAATTAATAGATTTGCATCCAAACAAGAATATAAGTGTTCAATTGATATTTCTCGTTGCGCAACGTTTTCTACACCGTTGCCGCAATAATATTGGCCTTGTGATTCTGGATATCCTTTTTTTGGCCAACCACATATTCTATTTGTGTTATTATCTATTAATACGTATTCTTGTTCAAACCCCCACAATGAATCAAGTTCGTTACCACCTTTATTTATCACATCCCGCAAAGATGCTCTAAAATTTGACGAATGAGGTGTTGTCATGTTTGATTTCATGACTTCACATAATACAATTATAGAATTATGTTCTAGGGGATTTTTTATATATCTAACAGGTATTAATACAAGATCAGAATCAGAGCCTTCTGATTGTTCTGTACTTGACCCATCAAACCCCCATGCATGAATATCAATTAGATTTTGTACGTTTTCAATAACTTTAATTTTTGATCTTAATTTTTGTGTAGGTTTGCAACCATCAAGCCACACATACTCAGCTAATACCATAATTTATTATATTTCTTGTTCAAGTTCTGATAAAATATTTTTTAATATATCTGCAGGCAATTTATCAATAACCAAATCAAATATATTTTCAAGCCCATATTCATTTACCAGATCATTAATTTTTTCCTTTAAATCTTCAGATAAACGATTATTTAATTCAAATTCGTCCATAATAAACTATCCCCTTTACAAAAAAAACAATACGATATCGTATTGTTTTTAAGTATAACGTCACCTTGATTAATTTATACGTAAACTAATCAAACTAAGCCATGCGTCCTAAGTACCCATAGACCAACAGCAACCGCTACCGCAACTGCGGCTTTCTTTTTGTGCGTTACTAACATATCCCACGCTTTATTTACAAGTTCCATAATATACAACTCCTTTATGTTTGTTATACGTAGTTTATAATTTATAACATTTTAAATAAATGTTTAATTTGGTGTTTCTTCAAACCAATTTTTATTAATATGATCATATCGTAATGCAAATGTAGGTTCATACCCATTATGAAAATATATTACTAGCTCATTGTTTTTTATTGTATAGATTGCACCATCTATTTTATTATATTCATCGTCGAGCGTTTTAACATCGTTTCGCCAGGTTTTATAGGCTTTAGGGAAACGTTGTTTAAATTCTCTTTCGCTTATATGCTTTTTATCGTTGTTATAAACACTAATATCATTTATAATTTTTGTGGCAGCATTTTTATTGTTAAAT